CTAGTAGTTTAATAAACATTATAGAGTCCCCACATCTAGTCTACCAGTAGAACCTAGAGTTCCGCTAGTATATTCAGTATTAGTAGCACCACCTGATTCTGACTGACCGTGCATTTTCCATGCCTTGGCATAAAGAACCTGTGTTCCTTTTTCTTTACCGTATTCTTTAACAAAGCGTTCTTTGTTTGCCTTGATCCACTTTTCAATCTTTGGATTTGGTGGAGCTACTTCATTGACAGTTTCAATTTCTTCTGCCATTTTCTTACCAGTAACTTTTGCTCTACCAACTGAAGTGCCGTGTTCGCCGCCTTCAATTTCACGTTTTGCTAAACCAGCAGAAAACTTACGAGCGCCACCAAACATCTGTCCAGTGCTCTTTAATTCATTATACTGTTTCTTACCAGGTTTTAGTTTAGTTACAGGAACCTTTGATGATTTAGCAATATCAGCTAATGCTTTAGTCATCTTCTTATGAGCTACGTCTTCAACACGACCTTCTGAAACTGACTTCTTATCAAGAAGAACTTTTTTGCCTTTATATCTTGGCTCTTGATCTGAACCAGATGGACAGGCAGACTCGCCGTGAACTTCGCACATCACACCTTCATTGGTGTGATTACAAGATGATTCATAAACATCATCTTTCTGAAACTTATATTTGGTAGTTTTGCTACCACCCTTCTTACCCTTGAAGGCAGCTTCTGCATCATAAGGATATTCGTGAGTTTCTGTGTCATGCTTTTTAATAAAAGCGACACCATCTTTAGCACCATCCCAGTTGTAAAGATTCTTATCGTCAATATCTGGCGGAGCAACTGTGCTTTTATGTACTCCGGCGAACTGGCCTTTACCGGCAATATCTCTAAGTTTCTTCGCCATTATCCTCTTCCTCTGAGTTGTCTATTTCTTGTTCTTCAGCTTCTGGTTCATATCCATACATTTGCTGAGCAATAGCTACTTTTTTGTTTTCAATAGCTGTAGAAATACGATCAATGATTAAATCATTAAATGCTGATTCGAAATCTGTTGGTCTCTGCTCTATTGCAGAAATAACTAAGTCATCTAATTCATATTTATTAGTGTCAGTCATTTACATTCATCCTCTATTGTTGTGTCTGCGGTGCACCACCAGCCCTAACTTGTGAAGCTAGATCTGGATTTTTTGCAAGTATCTGCACTGCCGCTTTATATTTTGCTTCATCTGCCATAGTTCTATTTGCCTTTGGCATCTTTTTCATTTGATCAACAATAATCTGAGCGTTATGAACTTGTTGCATTTTTTGAGCTAGTTCTGGATCTTGACCTTGCGATCCTTCAACTCCAGGTTGTAATTGCTGATCTTGCACTTGTTGATTCATCATATCCTGCTGTTGGAGCATCTGCTCGTTCTGCAGAACCATAGGATTGACCCATCTATATTCGCCCTGCTCAGCAAGATTATTTTCGTTAGAAATTGCCTTATCATTTTTATCAATATCATCGTCTGATTGAAGAAGAACGTTTTTACGAACCCATTCATGTGAATAATATTTACCAATCATATCCTGAATATTTCTTGCTTGGTTAATACGACCTTCAAGAATTTCAGCATCTTTAAGTTCTGTAAAGTAGTTATCCTTAGCAAAGTCAAAACGGATATCGTCAACAATTGCATTCCAATCCTCAAGATTAGTAACACCTTTGAGAATTAGTTGCTTCTTTAACATTTCGAGGAATAGGTTTGAGAATCTTCCTCTTAAACGAATACAGAAACGATTGAACTTTAATTCGTCTCTAGTAATTTCTGTTGCTCTACCAACTGAGAATAGAGCATCTGAATTAAGTCTTGACACTGGAACATTAAGCGCCTGTAGAAACTTCTTTTGGAAGTATAGGACGTCGTCCATTTGTCCCAGTGTCTGGCCACCTGGTAGGGTAGTAACCTCCGTACCTCTACCACCTTCACGGCGTGGTAGCCAATAGTCTTCAAGCATCGTCATGAACTTACGATCGTCACGAATGTCGCCAGTCTGTGCGTCGTAAATCAAACGGTTCTTATGCTTAACCATAATGTCACGAACATACTGCTCTGCCTTCATCTTAGGAAGATTACCAACGTCAATATACCAAATACGACGTTCTGGTGCACGAGCAAGACGATAGATAACTAGAGCGTCTTCCAATGTTCTTAACTGATTAAGTGGCTTGATTGCTTTATGTAGATATGAGAGAACCATTGTTCCCTGATTGTCAGTAAGACCTGACACAATATGTAAAACTGAATCCTTAGCAATCTTTAGTCCTGTAGTAGATGGACCGACTGCTTTATTTCCGAAGTTGAAACCTTTGTCATTGAAAATGAAATATTCATTTACTGTTTTGGTAACAACTGCATCGCCTGGATTATTGGCTTGAATTTTTTTCTTTTGAACCTCACGGACTTTACGAATCTTACGTGGGTCAACGTAACGTATTTCTTTGATACCTGCTTTTGGGTCGTTATCATCAATGATAACATGATAATACAAACGACCGTCAATATACCAACGACGGTAAATTTCATAAGCGTATTTGTTAAACCCTAAAAGGTTCAAACAATGTTGGAACTCATCACGAATAATCTTTTTGATATTTTCATTGACTTTTAGCTGTTCAAGATTAATCTGAACAATATGTTCCTCATCAATTGAAATTGATTCATTAACGATTTCATCAACAGCAGCATCGCATTCTGGCTGTAATGACATCTCACGGTATTTTGTAACTAGCTCTGCTTCAGAACGTACTGTACCATCAAGATCAACATAGGTGCCAAAAGCACCACCTGCTGATACGACTACTGCACCGTCATCCGAGTCCTTTGGGGGAGCGAAAGACGGTAGCTCTGGTTCTGGTATCTTTTTTCTAAATTCGAAACCGAATAAATCCATTATTTATGTCTCCCTTTCACCCAACCTTCTGGAACTTCATTAGGATTAAAAGCTCTGTTTATTAGACCATTATTATAAACGTTTTTACCATACATATTATTCAATTCGCCTTTTTGTGAAACTTTTTTAATTTCAGACATTTTCTTTTTAACGTCTTCCCTCAAAGCTGGATTTGGATTTTTGTAACCACTTTCGAATAATTTTTTACGAGCGATTTTCATATTCAATTTATGTTGTTCTGATTTTGGACCACGTAATTTTTGTTTTGTTTTTTCAGAACGTTTTTTTCCAATATGAGTTAAAGTGCCTTTTAGTGCACATTCTGAATCGATTGATATGTTATCGGTTTTATTAATCCATTTATCATTTTTCACAACTTTCATTTTCTTTAAAACTTTTTCTTCCCAAAGACGAGCTTTATTTTCATCTCCAAAAGTTTTTCTTATTTGAATGATATCCGGATCGCCGTATAGATCAGCGAAAGTTTTTACATGTTTTGAAGAAGTAAAATATGTGACCCATAAATCTTCTGGACGACAGTTCTTACTAAATCGAACTCCGTAATAAAATTTATTAAATTTACTCCAGCCGATAAGATAGGTATATGCCATTTATTTCTCCAAAAGTTGGAGGGAGTTTTGACTCCCTCCATTCACATAGTTTAGTTTATTTAGATTACCGGACCAATGTCGGTTTGAGCTAGATATGGTGTTACCTTACCAGCTGTCTTGACAGAAGCATCTTCAACCACTGGTAGCCAGTAGTCATAAGCAAAGTTAACAGTGAACTCTTCAATAGCATTCTGTGTATCCCATCCAAGAGTTACACCGCTAATCTGAGTTGGGAAAGCACCAACTAGCTGATAAACACGAAGAACTTCTCCGTCCTTAGCAAACTGGGTTACATCAACAGCAAATGCCTTATACTGCTCAAAAGAGGCTTCAGGTAGACGAATGTTAGTCTGCATAGTGTTGATAGCATTCTGCCATGCTTCAAACATTGAACGTACAGAGAAATCTTCATCGTTCATTACTGTGATTGACCAATCAGCAAAAGATCTTTCACCAGCAACTTTAATCTTACGACCGAAGTATGGTACTTCAATCTGAGAAATTGTTGACTCAGGAAGTTCTGCTGCTCTACAAGTGAACACTAGCTTTTTGAATGCTTCTGGGTTCAAAGGTAGAGTAGGTGGTGGTGTTACTTGGACTTGGAAGAGGGAGGGGCGTGCGCCCCCCCATGGTAGTCCGTTTACTTTAAAAGAGTTAATATTAAAAGCCATCTATTTTACTCCTAGAATATTTTATCTATTTATTAAAACTTACCGATAACTTCAGAGAACTGAACACCAGTTGGGACAGCAACGAAGTTAAGCTGGATAAAGTTAATGCTTCTAGCAGGTTTAATATAGATGTCTCCAACAAACTGATTGGTGTCAATAATTTGTGGAGTGTTATTAGTGTCGTCACATACAACATAGAAGTCCGTAATACCACGACGTCCCTTGATGGTGCGTAGGTATGGTGTTACAAGATTTCTAAACTGTGCTCTAGTGAAAGCATCATTGAACTCGAATAGCTGATATTTAGCAGCAGTAGCAATTGCCTTCTCAAGAACAATAAACAATCTGCGAACGTTAATACGATCGAATGCAGATGGCTTATCCTGAAGTGTCTTATCTCCATAAAGAACAGTTCCCTGTCCTGGGAATGTTACAACAGGGTTGATGCCGTTGCTATAGAGAACGTCACGTTCAGCCTTGCGTGGGTTAAATGCTAGTTTCACAAGGTTCTTGATATGACCACGGTTGAAACCAGCTGGTGACCACCAAGCGTCATTTGTAGTATCTGTTCTTGCGCAGATACCAGCAATGTCACCATTTAGTGGGACCCAACGATAAACGTCGTTGTAACGGTCATACTGATACTTATAACCTGAATCCATGATAGCATAAGAAGAACTGTTTAGAGCGCCTCTCCATGCCTTTAGATCCACAGCTTCATCGCCGACGTTATTAAGAACAGTTGATCTTTCTGGAGATACTAGAACAACACAATCTCTTCTAGTTTCTGCTAGATTATCAATCAAGTAATTAGCAAGCTGATAACCTGATACAGTTCTACCTCCAACTGAAGTAGTTCCACCGACTGGCTTTCCTTGGATAACCAATGAGATGTCAATGTCTTCAGCTGACTGGAATAGGTCATATGCTGCACCTAGAATGCCAATTGTAGCTGTTGATTCATTTAAACCATCAGCACCAAGCGCAAAAGTGATATTTGCAGGGGCAGAAGAGGAGGCCGATACAACGTTTAGAGCAGTTGCCGATGGAGCGCTACTACGATCGTTTGCCCAACGGATATAATTAGAATTCTGGTTAATTATATCTTTGTAGTAGTTACCTGTACCGTCGTTGTTCTTACCATCAGTAGCACGTGATAGACCCTTATAAACTTCAAGAATTGTTCCTGGAGTTCCGGTAAACTTACCACCATCGTCAACAACTACAACGTGAAGTTCATCCTGTGCAGAAGTATTACCGTTATAAAGAACGTAATCTGACTGACCAGGAGCAACATCAACAACGTTAAAGAATTCCCAATAACGCTGAACAGTGTTAGTTGTGAAGTTAGTTCTTAGTCTATATGGATCTTCAAAATCAATCTCAACCACTGTAGTATTTGCAACTAGAGTTGCATTAGCTCCAGAAGTATAAGATATATCAATCTCTTCACCAAATGGTGTCAAAGATAGTTTTAGACCTGAAGAATTAGCCTGAATGACGTTATAGTTAATACCCTGAGTCAAACCAGTGATCTGGCTATTACCAGCAGTGTTAGAATAGTTAACAATATCACCGTTTGAATAAGGATTATTGGCAATAGTGATAAAGTTAGTATTGCTAGAAACGTCTAGACCGCTGAAACCAATAGTTGAAGTGTTAATGTAAGTTGAATTGCTACCTACAGAAACATTTTTAACCATCAAATACTGCTGATTAATTGAACTATTACCAGCTAGGATCTGATCGCCGGCAGCTACTTTAGCAGCAACAGCGTTTGCAGCAGCATTTGTAGTGCCAGCAAACTTAATTGTTGCAACGTTTGAACCGAGGCGGAATTCCAGTAGAGCGTTTGCGGAAACGCCACTACCAGCAACGTTTGCACCAACTAGAGCAACATTTGAATTGAAACTATCAGCGTTATCGCAGATACCAATTCTTAGAGAATTGCCCATTTCTCCAGGGAATCTTGCAACGTAAATAACGTCTGGATCGAAGTTTCCGTCCTTATCAGCATAGTCGTTATCATTCTTTACAATCTGATTTAC